GACGACGGCGTGTCGTCGTCGGTGCCTTCGCCGGCCGCGCTGACGATCCGCGCGCCCCGGCCGGCCACGGCCCGCTCGATGAGCGCGCACTCGAACGGGTCGGCGCGAAAGAGGCGGTCGCGCTTGGCCACCAAAAGGACGTCCCCGGAGGTCAGCCGGCCGATCGCGGCCACCAGGCCCGGGCGCTCGGCGAGGGGCTTGCCGGCGGAGACCCCGTCGTCGGAGTAGCTGGCCGAAACCGGCCACCCGGCGCGGGCGGCGGCGGCCCGGCAGACCTCGGCCTGGGCGGGCAGCGACGCGCCGCGCCTGGCCTGCTTGTCGGTGCTGACGCGGCCGTAAATGACAGCGCTTGTCATGCGGTGAAAACCACGGTGAAACGCATATCCCGGCCGCAACGGCGGACGCCTTTTCCCGGCCGCAAGTGCGCACGAGACGTACGCCGTTGCGGACGCTGGGAAAAGGGGTGTCCGGCACGGAACCGCGATGGACACTCGGGTATTTATATTTTACGACACGGGCGGCGATCGCCGCTCGGAAACGGCGGGGCATAATGGAGTGTCGCGCCCCGGAGAGGAGGCCCCCTTGACGCAGTCGATACGACCGCCCCGCCGGACCGGGCTGGTCCGGCTCTACGACCCGCCCCGAGCCAACCGCCACGGCCGCCGCCGCTACGGCCGCGTCAACGGCTGGCCGCTCGACGTCCTCTGGTGGCGGACTTCGGCCAACCCGCCGGAGAGCCCCAGCCCCCGCGCCGTCCAGCTCGAGCCCGACCTCTGGATCGAGCTGCGGCTCGCGCCCGAGCCCGCGCCGCAACTCGTCGCCGCCCCGGAGGTTGCGGACGGTTGTCGCGCGCCCCTCCGCGCACCGGGGCCGGCCGTGTCGTAGACTTCTGGCGCACGCAGTCGCTCCCGCGCGTCCCGCCGGCGCAAGGCTCCTGGCCCGGCGGGACGTTTTCCACTGCCGCCCCGGCCCGATCCGATCCCACCTCCACCTCATGGCCGGAATCACGCTCGCCATCCTGCTGGGCTGGGCAACCGGCCTCCTGGCCGCCTGTTTCGCCGCCGCCGCCAACGACCGCGCCGCCGCCGCGAGGGCCGAGACCGAGCCCCGCCAGAGCGACCTGGTGACGATCCGAGGCGACGGCGACGGAGTCCTATGGAGAGTGGTGTATATCGGCGTCCGCCTGGGCGAGCACTGCCTGGAAGCCCACCTGAAGCCGGCCGACGGCTCGTGGGACGGGCATCGCCTCTCGCGCTGGGAACGGCTGTCGGACCTGATCGTGATCGAGCGAGCCAAGAGGACCTCGGCGTGAGCTTTCCCGCGATCACCAAGACCAGCTCGCTCATGGGCACGGTGCTGGCGGCGGCCGGGGCGATCGACCGCGACCAGCTCATCGCCTGGGCGGGAGTCGCGCTGGCCGGCCTGTCGGCCCTGGCCACGTTTGGCTGGAGCCAGTACCACACCTGGCGCGAAGCCCGCCGCAAGGAAGACGTCGCCGACCGCAAGGCCGCGGCCGAGGCGCTGCGGGAACAGATCGCCGCCCAGGTCGAGCTCGAAGCGCGGCTGCGGAACAACGCCGCGAAGCTGACCGAGCTGGAAGCGCGGCTGGCCCGAACGATGCCGACGGAGCCCCGCGCTTGACGGACTTGACACCTGAAAAAGGGCCGGAATGGGCCGAGAAGTTCCTGGCCGCCCTGGGCGAGACCGGCAACGTCACCACGGCCGCGACGGCCGCCGGGGTCAGCCGCCAGGCGTGCTATCTACTGCGGGACCGGGATGAGCTGTTCGCCTCCGCCTGGGACTCCGCGCTGGAGACCGCCGCCGACCTGCTGGAAGCCGAGGCCCGGCGGCGGGCGGCGGACGGCGTCGACGAGCCGGTCTACTACCAGGGCGAGGTGTGCGGCCATGTCCGGCGGTACTCCGACACGCTCCTGATCTTCCTCTTGAAGGCGCACCGGCCGGCGAAGTTCCGGGACAACGCGCGCGTCGAGCACAGCGGCGAGGGCGGCGGGCCGATCCGGGTGGCGACCCCCGAGCCGGCGGCACTAGGAGGAGCGCTTGCGATCCTGTCCCGACTGGGATTCGTCCGCCCTGACGGAGCTGACCCAGCGGATCACGATCCCCTTTTGCCCGCACCGGCCGACCCCCCACCAGACGGCGTTCCTGCTCTGTGACGACCTGGGCCTGTTGGAGGTCCTCTACGGCGGCGCGGCCGGCGGCGGCAAGTCCGACGCGCTCCTGATGTCGGCTCTGCGTTACGTCGACACGCCGGGCTACTCGGCCCTGATCCTGCGGCGGTCCTACGCCGACCTCTCGCTGCCAGGCGCGATCATGGACCGCGCCTGGGACTGGCTCCGCCCCGCGATCCACTGGGACGACAAGGCCAAGACCTTCCGCTTCGGCTCGGGGGCTACGCTGACCTTCGGGTATCTCGAAACCGAGGTCGACAAGTATCGCTACCAGGGCGCCGAGTTCCAATTCGTCGCCTTCGACGAGCTGACCCAGTTCACGGAGACCCAGTACCGCTACCTCTTTAGCCGCTTGCGCAAGGGCCGAGATCAGGCGATCCCGCTTCGGATGCGGGCCGCGAGCAATCCCGGCGGCGTCGGCCACGATTGGGTGCGCTCCAGGTTCATCGACGCGGTCGATCCGTCGCGCGCGTTCGTGCCCGCCAGGCTGCACGACAACCCGCACCTGGACGCGGCCGAGTACGAGCGGTCGCTGGCGGCGCTGCATCCGGTCGAGCGGGCCCGGCTTCGGGACGGCGACTGGAACGCGGTCTACGAGGGCGGGTTCTTCAAGCGCGAATGGCTGCCCATCGTCGAGCGAGCGCCGGCCGAGGCGCGGCGGTGCCGGTCCTGGGACAAGGCCGCGACGGCCGGCGGCGGCGACTGGACGGCCGGCGTCAAGATCGCCGAGGCCCAGGGCCTCTGGTACGTCGAGCACGTGGTGCGCGGGCAGTGGTCGGGCCCTGACCGCGAGGCCGTGATCCGCCAGACGGCGGCGCTCGACGGCCCCGAGACCGTGATCGTGGTCGAGCAGGAGCCGGGCTCCGGCGGCAAGGACTCGGCGCAGCATACGGTGCGGGCGCTGGCCGGCTTCGCGGTGTACGCCGAGCCGGTCACCGGCGAGAAGACCAGTCGGGCCAAGCCGCTGGCGGCGCAGGCCGCCGCCGGCAACGTCCGGCTCGTTCGCGGACCCTGGAACGCCGCGTTCCTGGACGAGCTCCTGGCGTTTCCCGCCGGGACCAACGACGACCAGGTCGACGCCGCGGCCGGCGGCTTCAACCACCTTTCGCGGTACTACTCGGCGGGGGCTTGGTAACGGCATGGGCGCGGTCGCTGGGACATGGTGGGCTTCGCTCCGCGCGGCGACCAGCGCGCTCTTCGGGCGCTACGGCGGCGACGGCTTCGGCGCGACCCGGCTGCTCTTGCCCGGCTCGCGGTTCGACTACGAGAGCGAGGCCGGCGACCTCTGGTCCAACTCGATCGTGGCCCTGGGCGTGAAGTGGCTCGGCGACCGCTTCCCCCGCGCCCGGCTCTGCGTCTCGACGATCGACCGCCGCGGCAATTACACGCCCGTCGGCCGGCACCCGCTCCTGGACCTCTGGAGCCAGCCCAACCCGTACTACAACCGCCGGGCGCTCGAAAAGGCGCTCGGCCTTTCGCTGGTCGTCGATGGCAACGCCTATCTCCAGAAGGTCCGCGATCAGGCGGGCCGGCTGCGCGAGCTGTGGTGGCTGCCTCATGACCGGATCGCGCCGGTGTGGCCGGCCGACGGCAGCGCGTTCGTCGCCGGCTACCGGGTGCGGATCGACGGCGACGGCGGCGACTACCTGCTCGACGTCGCCGACGTGGTGCACATCAGGGACGGGATCGACCCCCGCAACGAACGGCTCGGCCTGTCGGCGCTCAAGGCGCAGCTCCGCGAGGTCTGCACGGTCAACGAGGAGTCGGGCTACACCGCCAGCCTCTTGCGCAACAGCGCGGTGCCTGGGCTGATCATCACGCCCGACAACCCGCAACTGAGGCCCGACAAGGCCGACGCCGACCGCATCAAGGAGCGCATCCGCGCCGCCTTCAGCGGCGAGGGCCGCGGCGACAGCGCCGTGCTGGGCGGTCAGTACCGGATACAGACGGTGGGCTACAGTCCCGAGCAGCTCCGGCTCGACCGGCTGCCGGCCTCGGCCGTGGCCCGGCTGGGCTCGGCCGTCGGCGTGGCCAGCATGTCGCTGGGCCTGCCCGACCCCAACAAGACGTACAGCAACCTGGCCGAGGCCAACCGCACGAGCTGGGGCACCGTGACCAGCATCCAGGAGCTGGTGGCCGAGGCGCTGCGGTACCAGTTGCTCTCTGAGTTCGGCGACGACCCCCGGACCCGGGCCGTCGAGTACGACTACTCCCAGGTGCAGGAGATGCAGGAGTCGCTCGACGCCCTGCACGCTCGGACCCGAGAGGACTGGACGGCCGGCGTGGTGACCCTCAACGAGGCCCGCGAGCAGCTCGGCTACGAGCCCGACCCCGACGGCGACCGCTTCTACCTGGGCACGTCCGAGCCGGCCGGGGCCAGTGGCGAGCTCGACGGCGGCGACGGCGCCCCGCCGAAACCGGCCGTGGAACCCGGCGGCGACGTCCAGCGCACCGCGATGAACGGCGCTCAGATCACGGGCCTGATCGAGATCGTGCAAGCGATCCAGGAAGGGACGATCTCCGCCGACTCCGCCGCGGCCATGATCGCGGTGGCGTTCCCCACGCTCACGCCCGAACAGATCGCCGAAATCATCGAGCCGGCCGCGGACCTACCGCCGCCGGAGCCGGAGCCGAAGCCGGAACCCGAGCCGAAGCCGGAGCCCGCCGCCTGATGACCTTGCTCTTTCCCGACCGCAAGGCCCGCAAGGAAGAGGCCGAGCCCAACACCCACGGCCTGCCCACGGGCGGACGGCTGCGGGCGGCCGTGAAGCGGCTCTTCCGCGATCAGCACACGGCGATCCTGCGCTACCTGAGGACGGGCAAGAAGGCGGCCGGCGGCGGCGGCGACCCGCTGCCGCCCGCCTGGCCCGGCTGGGATGACTTCGGACTGGGCGCGGAAAAGAACAGCGAGCGGATGACGCCGCTCTTGAAGCTGACCTGGGAAGACGCCGCCGCGGCCTTCGCCCCCCGCGTGGGCCTCGACCCCGACGAGTGGAGCGTCATCAACCCGCTCACCGAAAAGCTGATCGACCAGGCCGCTCTCGACTTCTGCGAATCGACCAACAGCACCACATCGATGCAGCTTGACGCCGCGCTCGCGAAGACTCGCGAGGAACTGAAGGCCGGCGTGGTCGAGAAAGGGGAGTCGGTCGACGTCCTCACCAAACGAGTCAATGCGATCTTCGACCAGGCCGAGAAGTGGCGGGCCCGGCGCATCGCCCAGACCGAAACGTCCCGCGCCGTGCACTCCGCCCAGGAACAGGCCGCGATCGAGTCCGGCGTGGTCAAGGGCTGGGAGTGGCTGCTCTCGTCCGACGCCTGCCCGCTCTGCCACAAGATCGCCGATGAGGCGAAATACGTGAAGCTCGGCCAGGCGTTCGCCGTGATCGGCAAGAACCCCAAGTACTCCGAGGTCCGCCACCCGCCGGCCCATCCGTCGTGCAACTGCACGGTGGTCGAGGTCCTGGACGTCGACCCCGACCCGAGCTGGGCCCAGACGCTACAGGACCCCAAGCCCGAGCCGAAGCCGGAGCCCGACCGGGCCCCCAGGCCCGACGCCGCGGTCAAGCCGCCGTCGCATCCCGACGGCGCGCCCAAGTTCCCGGCCGCCAGGAAGCTGAAGGTCAAAGAGCCCAGGGCGCGGGGAGATCGCAAGGAGCTGGCGGCGGCCGCGGTGAATGTGTTCGGCAAGCGCCGGACGCCGGAGCAGCTCGCGGCGATCGCCGGAGCGCCCGACGGGGCCGAGGTCTCCTTCAGGGCGTCGGCCGATCCAGAGTCGAGCCGAGGCGCCATCGACTTCGTGGTCTCCCACCCGAGCATTGAACGGTACCACGGCGTCATCGAGAAGATCGACGGCCAGGTCGTCCTGACGATCGATCGACTGAACGTCTCGCCGGCCCTGCGCGGCCAGGGCGTGGGCACGGCGATCCACGGCCGGATGGTGGACTGGGCCTCGCGGCTGGGAGTGGATCGGCTGGAGTTATGGGCCTCGGCGGCCGATGGAGACAATGGCTACGTCACCTGGCCGGTCCTGGGCTACAACGGGCCTCTGACCGCCTATCATCGATCGAGGCTTTCGGAACCGTTCTCCCAGGCGGCCAAACTTCAAGAGCTGCTCGACCTGCCCGACGGGCGCGACGCCTGGCAGGCCGCCAGACTCTCGATCCAGACGACCTTTGAACTCGAGGCGGGGAGTGAGGATCGCCAGCGCTGGACCGATTACTGGAAACGGCAGTCGACGGAGCGGAGACAGGAAATCATGGATCGATCGCGGGGCAAGAGCGAAGCGAAGTTCCCTCCCTTCGATCCGGCCAGGGCGGTGCCCAACTCATTAGGCATGACCGCCGAGGAGATCGCCGAGGGCTATGCCTCATTGGCGGCCTTCGCCGCCGAGCGAGTCCGCCGCGGCGAGCCCCGTGATTCACGACCCATCAAAATCCTCTCGCCCCGTCTCCGCTTGCTCGCCGAGGCCCAGGCCCGGGGAGAGGACGCCGACGCGCTGCATCGCCAGATGGCCGACGAGCGATACCGGCGACTCACTCAGCCGCGCGACGACGCCTGACGCCACGCTTCGAAGCACACCCGTCTTTGATCCCGTCTCAGCAAGAGCACGCATCATGAAACTCACACAGTCCCAGGCCGGCGGCGGCCCCGCGCCCTTGTCGCGCAAGAGCTTCGCCGCGACGCTCAAGGCCGGCGGCGGCGACGACCTGGCCGGCACCGTCGAGCTCTACGCGGCCGTCTTCGGCAACGTCGACCGCTCGGCCGAGCTGATCGCGCCGGGCGCGTTTTCCAACCTCGACCAGTTCGTCAAGGACGGCTGGCTGGCGATCAACCATAATTGGAGCGACCTGGGGATCGCCACGATCGAGTCGGCCGTCCAGGACGCCCGGGGACTCAAGATCACCGCCCGCTACCACACCACGCCCGCCGCCCAGGCGGCGCGGGCCGTCGTCAAGGAGCGGATCGACCGGGGCAAGGCGGTGAAGGCGTCAATCGGCTACCGGGTGCTCGAATCCGAGTCCCAGGCCCAGGAGCAGGGCGACACGGTCCGCGTCCTCAAGTCGATCGAGCTGTATGAAGTCTCAATTGTGAACCTGCCCTGCAACCCGGAGGCCGGCGTGAGCGCGGCCAAGGGCTGGATGCGGCGGCTCGACACCGCCTACCGGGCGCTCAAGGAAGGCCGGGCCATCAGCGCGACCAACCGCGACCGCCTGGCCCTCTGCCGGGCCCGCCTGGCCGAGGCCGCCGCCGACCTGGAACAGCTCCTGGCCGAGACCGACCCCGGCGCCGCCGCGCCCAAGCCGATGGACGTCCAGGGCGAGCCGGCCAAGTCGGCTTCCAAGCCCGCCGCCGCTCCCGCCGCTCCCGCCGTGCACGCGATGGACGCCTGGCTCGCCAGCCAGTCGCTCCTGGCCAGGTACAAGACCCGCGACTGACCGACCCCGACCCGACCGACCCGAATCAACTCACTCGTCCTTTTCGAAAGGCTCTTCTCATGCCCAGTCCAGCCCAGACCCTGGGGGCCAAGCTCGCCGCCAAGCAGAAGGCATTGGCCGACCTCTACGCCGCGCACAAGACCACCGACGCCGAGCGTCCCTACAACTTCACGGCCGAACAGGTCGAGCAGGTCAAGACGCTCAACACCGAGCTCGACGCCCTGGGCAAGGAGTGGGAAGAGGCCCGGGAGATCGAGGCGATCGAAGCCAAGAACGCGAAGCTCGGCGAGGAACTCGCCCGGCCCGTCCGACCGCCGTTCCAGAGCGGCACTGAGAACGGCGCGAAGGCGGGCCGGCGCGTGCTGTCGCTGGGCGAGCACTTCGCCAAGAACTTCTACAGGACCGACCGCGACGGCGCGATCGAGCGCGAGAACGGCCGTGCCGTCGCCAGGAAGGGCGAGGAGATCGAGGCCAAGGATTGGGACCTGGCCGAGTTCAAGACCACCATGACCACCGCCGCCGGCTTCGGCCCGGAGAACCTCCGCTCCGGCCGCGTCCAGCTCTCGGCCCAGCGGCCGATCAAGGTGCCGGATATCCTGCCGACGATCAATCTGACGACCGGCAACGCCTACGTCTTCATGTCGGAGACCACGTTCACCAACAACGCCGCCGAGGCGGCCGAGAACGCCGCCGCGGCCTGGGGCGAGGGAGCGCTCGTCTA